TATCGCAATGCGTCATCCAGTGGGTTTAGCGGAAGCCTAGAAGACTACGAAGTTGCTGTTGGTTTAAAAAAAAAAGATCAGTCGATTGGAGCCTCCGCCTCGGAGCGTCAATCAGCGCAGACTTCAGTGGCGTCTACCTCGGGTGTCAATCAGGGTCAGCGCATACCGAGTGGAGATTCGGGTACAGCAGAACTAAGTCCTGACAGATACGAAGAGCTCTATAAAATTTATGGAGACGACCGACAGTATTCGGCAGCCGCCGCTTTTGGTCAGGTATCCGAAGAAGAGTTCAACGCATTCAGTGCGATGCGCTCACAAAACGCCGCGGCCGCGGCAATGCCAGTGGCGAAGTACCGCGTAGACGAGGCTAAGCAATCCATCAAGTCAGGAAAGCCCGTGAACAAAAGCGATAGCGCTGTTGTTATTGCTGAGTCAGAAATTGCTGAGCAGCAGAAGACAAAGGCGTTGGCACCGGTTAAAGAAGCCGGAGATCTGCAAAGAGACGTATTAGAGGTTCTGAAGCAGAGAGGCTTGGACTCAGTGGCTAAGGAAGACGTTGGTATTGTGGCGGCACAGCTTCAGTCTGACTTCCCTGAGAAAACCATCGATGAACTCGTGTCTGTTGTTGAGAGTCTGCCAACGGCAGTTGCAGAGCCGGCTGTTTCTGCGTTCAAAGACCCGGGGTTATCCGCTGCTCTTGATGATGTTTTCACTACTCTTAACAATGCCGCACAAGGAGACGAGACGGCCAAAGAACAGCTGAAGCAATACATAGAGAGCGGAGAGATCATTAGGTATTACAACGAAGTAGCCTACAAAACCGGATCAGCTCAACTCAACTCCTTGGAAGAGGTGGTCAGAGAGGGGTTAAAGGCTAAGCAATACAAATCAGCACAGGACGCGACAGATTCTTATCTGTCCTCGGAATACGCGGAAGGCAGGAGATTCGCTCAGGAACACAACTCTATTTCGGAGAAGCTATACAACTACGTGGTGTTGCAAATGGGTTCGGGTGCCGCTAATTTTCAAGCGTGGACGTATGACATTCTTGGCGTAGGGCTGCTTCCGGGATCCGTACAACTCGCTGGAGATGTATGGAGGTCTGAGGCCGCAAGGCTAGAAGAGAAGTCTAGAGGGCTGGTTGATCAGCAGCTTTCTGAAGCCGGCGTATCCGCAGAGGACAGAACCAAGACATACACTGAACTCATCTCCGAAGGTAAGGCAGACATAGCCGCCGCAAAAGCCGCTGTAGACATCACTAACGCACTGCCACAAATCGCCATCGATGCCGTGATTACCATGGTTAACCCCGGGGTAGGGTTGGCAATGAGTGGAACCACTGGCTTTATACAATCGGCAGGATCTGCATACGGTGGCGTCAGGGAAGACCAGTACCTGACCACGGCTGAGAAAAGCTTGTACGCCTTCGCTAACGGCGCCATAGAGGTAGGTGCGGAGTTTCTCCCGTATGCGAGGTTTGCGGAGAAAGCCGGATTCAATTATGTCAGGGATGCATTCGTAGATAAGGCGGTTAAAGAAGCTGGGAAGGATGGCTTTGTCAAGGGCTTGTTTAAATCGTTAGGAGGCGAAGGCGGAGAAGAGGCCTTGGTTTCTTTCTTTGCACAGATTGCGGACTACACTCAGTCATCGACGTCACTGTCCCGGGAGATCGAAGACCTCAAGACAGAACTTCAATCCACAACAGACCCAGAACTACAAGGGCAACTAAGGCGGAGGATCGGATCTGCTGAGGTTGAACTAGGATCGATGAAGGTCATTAAGACCGGCGAAATAGTTGATAGCTTTGTAGTTGGTGCCGGCGCTGGAGGATCGATGTATTTAGCGGCAAGAGGAGCTGGTGTGGCATTCTCGGTTTTCACAGCCAAAGAAAGGGCGGTGATAAGAAGTGAAGAGGCTCGTCTATTAGCTGAGTTAGAAACAGCTACTACTGACGCTAGGAGGTCAGAGATCAAGAAGGAGCTTGCGTTGCTGTCCGAAGCCCATAATAGACTGGCGCTCAAGGATGCCACACTGTACGAGTCCATGACTGAAGACGAGGTCAAAGAAATCGTCGCAGCCAACAGAGAAATTAGAAACCAGAGGATCACTGCTCAGGCTATAAGAGCGAATACCACACTGACTAAAGAGGAGAAGGATCAGGCGTTGGCGGAAGCCGCTGCCGTTGTGGAAACAGAGATCAACAGGAAAAGAGCCATAGAGTCACGATACGCTTCTAAGGTTGCGGGGTTTGACAACTCCACTCTAGACGAAGACGAGATAAGAGTCATGAAAGAAGTGGCTTCTGTGGATGCGGATTTCGCTGAATACGGAGAGATAACCGCAGGTCAGACGTCGGTTGAGTTGAGCGTTGACAACGTGGAGGCGGTTATCGGCGGCATTATTTCCTCGGGAAGGCTTAGATCGAACGTGGCCAACACCGTGGAGCAAACCACGAAGGGGCTGCGAAACGTGGTGGCTGCCGTCAAGTCTTTGGCCCAGAGTTCTCCGGGAGTCAAGGTCGTTATGCACGGCACCGCTGAGTCAATGAAAGCCGCAACAAAAACAGACGACAACCCCGCAGGAACTGTCTCAAGAGGGTTTTGGACAAGGAAAGACGCCGATGGATCCGTGAGAGAGATACACCTGTATGCTCCGCTACTCAAGGAAAACACCGCTTATCACGAGGCCTATCACGAAGCCGAGTTTTCTCAGATGGGCGGCAGTGCTTCAACAGCACTCGCAGAGACGCTCGCCAAGGCCAACATGGACAAAGACACAAAGGCTGACTTAACGTCTTTTGTCAGAAGAAACTTTCAAGCCGTTATGGCAGCTGCTAATCCAGAGCGCAAGGCGGAGTTATCGAAGATCGACACCAATGACGTTGCGGCAATGGTTGCCGCAGACCCAGAAGTGGCCGATGAGTTTCTTACGGAACTCAAGGCCACTATCGAAACCGGTGCTGTTAGTTTAGAGGCTCGTACTTCTTTGGCTGGAAGGCTCAAGGAAATGGTGTCTCAGCGGTTGTTTCCGTCAGGGGTTGGCACACCAAAGACAAGAGACGTGGTAGCCGCCATTAACTCGGTGACAGGGAAGATGTCAAAAGGCGAGGCCGTAGACACCACCGCAGAAAAGCAATTAGTAGACAAGCAATCAACAAGAAGACAAGCAAATGACAAATCAGGAAAAGCTCAGCCAGTCGCAGGAAACAAACTCTTCAGCGAGCCTTTGGAGGACGCTACGAGAATTGCGGAGCGATATGTTAAAGACAGAGGCATCGAAGGCTACGAAAAGCCCGAAAGAATCCGGACAATAGACAAAGACAGAGCGAAGCGGATATCCGATGAGTTCGACGCCATGAAGCATTCGCCGACGGATCCCGAAGTCATCGAGGCTTACGAGCTCATGGCAGAGGAAACACTAGCGCAGTACGAAACCATCATTGCCGAAGGATATGTAGTCGAGGTTAACAATACCGAGCCGTACAGTTCAAGTGGCGACATGATAGAAGACCTTCGCAACAACAAGCGAATGAAGATCTTCTCTACCGAGTCTGGGTTTGGAGACGAACCCATCACCGAGGAGCAGAGAGCCGAAGACCCTAGACTTCGTAGGACGCAATACACCGATGTCAACGGCGTACCGTTACTGGTGAATGATGTCTTCAGGTTTGTACACGACTTCTTTGGTCACGCAAAATTAGGAAACAGCTTTGGCGCTATCGGCGAAGAGAATGCATGGCGAGTTCACGCCGCTATGTTCACGCCGAAAGCCCGTAGAGCGATGACTACAGAAACCCGCGGACAGAATTCATGGGTGAATTTCTCAGGCATTAATGACGAGGCCTTTGCGATCAGGGATCAGGCTAGAAGACTGAGAGAAGAAGGAAAGACAGAGGAGGCCAATGAGTTGGTTGGCAAGGTGTACGAGGTCATGAAGTTCGCTGAACAGAAGTTAGGATTGCTTCCTGAATGGGCGGCTACAGAAGGAGCCAAAGGCAAGGCGCAGTTACCCGCTGCCCTGACCCCGGAAGGAGAACTGAGGTTCAGCAAGGGCGAAACCGCAGACATATCCGAAGTGGTTAGCGATGTCAACGATCAGTTGTACGGGCCACTTTACTCTTGGTGGAAAGCCAACGGCCTCGGGAGGATTAGGTTTTCTGGTCTGCGCCCAAGTGAGGGAGCGGCGCTATACTACCCCGCCACAAACGTCATCGCAATAAACACCAACAGGAAAGAAGAGTTTCAGAACATCGACAGAAACGTGGCTCACGAGATCATTCACGGCATGCTGCACAAGGCCGAAGTCAACGATCCAAGACTGGCGGAGCGGGTTTCGAAGATAAGAGAAGACCTGATAGCCGCAGTTGAGTCAGGAGCAGCGCTGGAGATGAGTGAAGCCGTTGCGTCTCTGTATAAGTTCGTGGTAGACGGCAGCCATCAAGAACTCATTACCTACGCTCTGACTTCTCCGGAATTTGGCAAATGGCTGTCCTCTATTGCTTACCAAACCACAGGTAAGGCGCAGGAAAGCATATGGCAGCGCATAGTTGTGGCCATCCTTGATGGGGTAAGATCTGTTGAATCCTCTATGTTGGATGCCGTGGCTGAGGTCATGGACGACTACAGCGAATCGTTTGAGTTGAATGAGTCAAAGTCACCCCCATCGAAAAAGCGGACAGATCCATTATCTATCCCGGGTGCTCCAGATGGAAACTTCTTGAATATCGGACTGCTCGAAGAAAAGACCGACAGGAAGATCCCCGTCCAAGAGGTACTAAGTCAGTTTCCACAAGACGTTGAGGTGATATCAGCTAACGAAGTGCAGGGCACTGAACCCACTGTATCCATTCAGCTGAGCAGGAAGCTTAGTGACGCCGAGATGGACAAGTTACTTGCGGATACCAAGCAGCTTGCGATACCGCAGCTAAGCGGTGGCGAAGGCGTTCTGCACGGCACCACTGACTGGGGGCCGTTCGATCCAAAGGAATTCAAGATGCTAGACGGGAGACCGCTTAGTGACACCACCTCAGGACTCGACAAAGGAAGACTGGGCAAGATGCAAATCATCGGAGAGAACGCTTACCTATCTCAGAGCGTCAGGGATAATCTTGCTGTTGCTAGAGACATGGAGAAGTCAGGGAGCCTTCCGAGAGACATCAGGATGGCTACTGGATGGGAACGTGGTGTTGACAACAAGTGGAGATACGAGATCGAGCCCAAGGCTAGGCTAAACCTCAGGCTCAGCCCCCCAATCATCGAACTAACCAACGGCAACCTTGCCGATGTTCATGAAGGTGCTTTAGAGGATCTTGTTAGATTTGACGAACTGTTTAGGCTGTACCCGAAATTGAAGCGCATGCCAGTGGATTTATACATAGGCGGCATTGACGGTGTTCAGGGTGCGTTGTCGGTGGCTGGCGACGGCACTCCGATTTATATTCAGATGTTTGCCAAAGACAAGGCGACGGCATTGTCCGGGATGATACACGAGATCCAACACGCCGTTCAGCAGATCGAAGGGTTTGCCATCGGCGGAGATCCAACTACAATCGTCAACGACAGAAGAGAGTTGTCGCAAGAAGAAAAGTTCGAAACCTATAAGAGACTCGCAGGAGAGGCCGAGGCACGCAACGCTCAAGAGAGAGCCAAGATGTCCACTGAAGAACGCCAAGCGAAGACGCTTCAAGAAACAGAAGATGTAGCTAGAGAAGAGCAGATAGTTGTTTTTCAAGTTGGCAAGGCACAGTTTATAGACGAGATACCGCTCGAAGTGAAAGACAGTCCAGTGTCGATATCCTCAGCGCTGGAGACAGCATCTCAGTCGTCGATAAAGACAAACTTGGAATTCAAAGAACTTCTTCAAGAAAGATTTAAAAAGCACTTGCCTTTAATAAAAAAGAAGTACAAGGTAAAGAGCGGAGATGTGATGGATGAAAATCTATTCAGATATCTTGTTGATGCCTATGTTTACGAAACTCTATTAGCTGTATCAGCGTACCCAGAAGCTCTTGGCTGGTATGACGAAAAGACAAAGGCAGCTATGGGGATAATGGCTCTCATTCATCCAGAGATAAAGACAGACAAAGAAGCTGAGGCAGCGTTTAAAATATCTCTTGCGGTTACTTCCAACGGCAATAAAGTAGATAAAAACTTTGAAGAGGCAGAGAAGCAGTATAAGGCGTTTAAAGAAAGCGGAAGGTTCTCTGCTGTTGGAAATGCTGGTAGTCAAAGGGCGGCTATAGACAGTACGTTTGCATTTGCGAATAAAGTCCTTGAGTACTTAACCATGTCTGAGTTTGCGGAGTTTTTGACGACACCAATGAGAGCCGGAGATCTGTATTACATCGACGACAACGGTAAAAAGAAGGCACTTATAAACGGCCTTGGAGCTGATGAAATAGTGTTTGGGGCGGCTGTATTTGGGCCGAAAATAGGTAACGGATTTTTCATGAATCTTTATGGGAACTTCGATCAATTGACAATGGATAGGTGGTTCATGAGACAGTACGGGAGATTGACGGGAACCTTAATTGATAGGCGCAAGGATCTTATATCTAAAAACAAAGAGGATTTAAGGCAGGCCGTAAGGTCATTAGACAAGGAGGAAAGACGAATACTTTCTTCGGTTATAGGAAGCGTAAACATGTCAGATGTTGTTGCTGTGGCTGGCTCTATAGAAAAAGCTACGGCAAGGCTCGACAAAAGATCAAAATTGTCCAGCACCGACAGACTGAACAACGTCAGAAAAGCTGGGAACAATTTATCAAAAAACGCCAAAGGAGAAGTAGAAGCCCCAACAGGGCCGAGGCAACGGTTGTTTATCGTGTCTGTGTTTGACAGGGTTCAAGAAGTACTCAGAGAGGAAGCCGGTATAGACATAAGTATAGCCGACCTTCAAGCCGTGAATTGGTATCCTGAGAAAGCACTTTATCAAACATTCAGACCCGACATGTCTATTGAGTCAGGGCGAGAAGAAACATCGGATTCAGAGCAACCAGATTACGAATCAGCAGCAAAAAAAATAGCCAAAAAATATGGAGTACAAGAACAACAAATCAATGATGCAACCTCAACCATCAGGAGAAGCGCAAAATCCGCTAGAGAATCTCAAAGAAAGCGAGCTGTTGAGCTTGGCGAAGCAAGTAGCACTACTGCGTTCCAAAGGTCGAAAAAAGTAATAGAAGACATAGCCAAGGGTGTTGAGCCAAGTGCAGAGAAATTAAAAGGCGCTAAACAAGACCTTAGAAGCAATTCACTAAGAAAGTCTGGTAAAGCTCAGGATGACTTAGATGCGTATGTAGCCGAACTCATTAACCGCTACGGAACCACGCCACAACTGAGAACCGTAACGGTTAAAGGTAAGACCATACTGGTGGATGCCAAGGCTTTAGGGTATGTTAAAGCAGGGATGGCGAAGCCAGACATAATGAGATTGCTCACAGAGCACCTTGGACTCAGCAAGGCCGAAGCCGAGATCACATACAAAAGAGCCAAGGTGTTCCTATCGGGAAATCGGGCAGGGAAGAAAGAAGCCTATGACTTCGCTAAGGCAACCATGGGTAAGTGGCTTGATCTCAGATCAAGAGAAGCCATCAGTCTCAGAGCGGAACTCATGGGTCTGCTTGATAAGTACGCTGATCTTGAGAGTCTGAGTAAAGACACCAAGCAAGAACTCAGTAATATCCGCATGAAGGCGTGGAGTACTAACGAGTTCTTGCTAGCGGCTATTGAGCTAGTGAATCAACGCATGGCAGACCGAGGCAACCCTCCGTTCACGCCGGCACAGATCACAAAGCTTTTCGAAATCGTACAGGCCACAACAAAGGTCAGCGCAGAAAACGTAAGAACCAACGGTTACGCCGTAGTGGAGACTTTCGTCAACAGGCTGTCGAAGATCTTTGATGCCCAAGACGCCAAGGCGGAGATGGACGCTTTTGAAAAGCAGGTGAAGACCGCTAAGTCATTACAGAAGAAGCTGTCCGCTATCGCCAAGAAGGAGAGAAAGCCCGGGGACAGCAGAGAGTCTTTCAGACAGGTGGCTGCTGATCTCTCTAAAATAGACCCAGTGTTTTTGCCTGATGTGCAGGAGTTCATAGACACCGCAGCAGAACTTTTAGCGGCGGCCTCCAACACCAAGACCATCAAGGATGATAACGGCGATGTCATCGCTGTCGTGCCAAACGCTGTGGGCATCACTGCTGAGCAGTTGCAGTCTATCGCCGATAGGTTCTCCGCTGTTGAAGAAACATTCAGGGACGTGTACCGTAGGCACCTCGCAGAGAAGCGAGCCAACACATGGGCTAACGAGGAATACAACAAAGCCGTTGCTCAGGGGTGGACGCCACCACGTCCTAAGGCAAAGGGAGAGACCGATAGAGACGTGTTCAAAGACGGCATAGCCTCACAGATAACCCAAAGGGTTTCCGATGAATACGACGCCATCTTGAAGGCTGAACAAGACAAACTCATACCGGCTACCCGCAAGAAGCTAAATGAACTCGTCGAAGCTCATAACGCCATCAATCCCAGTGATCAGCGGTCTCTTTCGAACTGGCAGGATCTCGAGTACTTCTATGACATATTGGCTCAGCAAAGGGCTGACGAAATGGGCCTGAGGAAAGAGGCTGTTATTGAGCAGGCCATCGGCGAACTACTCGAGCAAAACGCTCAGACGTTCGCAGATCAAAGCGAGTTTGTTTCGATACTTGGAGACGCTATAGACGACTCCGGCCCAGTGCCGCAGATCAAGAAGCGAGAACTAGTGAACAGATTGTCTAAGCTATCCATGAAAGAATTGCTTCAGCTGGAGTTCCGCATGAGGGACTTCGTTGACAACGGCAACAAGTACGGCTTGGGTCAGTTAGAGGCGGCGCTATCGGCGAAACTCGACGGTCAACAGAAGATCGCAGAACTCGTGAAGTCAGGACTTATGGGTAGGTCTTCAAAGCTGTTGTCTGGCACGGCGCTATTTGACAGCATGGAGAGCTTCTTTAGGTTGGTATTCCCGGGGATAACCAAGGATAAATTGGCGAGACTCAGAACCACGCTTGGCATCACGGGCATGGTGTCGGGTTATGCGCTTGCTGACAGTGCTCACGCAGACAACGTAAGAAGGATCACGGAGAAAATGGACGAGATCCGCAGCAGTGATTACAACGGCCGCAAAGGCGATGTGGAGAGCATGGAGTCGAGGATGATTGCTCAGATCTACTCCATGATGAGGCAACACCACCAACGCGACGGCATAAGCGAATCAGAGTCTAAGGCGGAATGGTTTAACGACATCAGAAAAGCTGCGGAGCGCAGCATAGCCGACCTCAAGAAGCAGGGCAGATACACCAATAAAGAGATAAAAGAACTGGAGTCGGCGTTTGACTACCTGTTCTCTAAGCCCGGACTAGACGATCTTATTGCCGACGTAGACAACGATTTCCCAGACATCGTGGAGTTCGTTGACTTCATGGCTAACCTACATAACTCCCCAGAGAACTTCGTGATGTTTTCGGAATATGTAGAGAGATTCCTAGGTAAGTCCTTGGAATACGAACCCAACTACACGCCGTTCTCTGTTATTCAGAAAACCGGAAGCAGTTCAATAAACGCAGAAGCAGATCTCATGGCGGCGGCGATGGAAACCGTGTTGGCGTCGTCACTGAATCAGGCCAAGAAAACAGCCGGCGCATCATACAGCAGGAACCGCAACAGCCTTCGAGGAACGCAAAACCTCATCGGCTTGGACTTCCTTAAGATCAACGAAGAGACCCTTCGAGAGAACACGACGCTAGCCCACACAATTAGACCGCTTATCTATGCGGCCCGGATGTTTAATTCAGAAGAGATTCAGCAACTCATACCTGATGATGCCGTGCGTTCTGAGTTGGCTCGCAAGATGGTGGCTTATGCCGGAGGTCACAGAAAGGAAGTGCCGGCCATAATGAGAACCGACCTGACTATCAACGGCAAGCGAATTCCAAACCCGCTGTCATACCTGAGAACCGTGGCAGCAGTGAAAGCGTTTGGATCTCTCGTGACTCAAACGCTCAAGCAGTCAACTGTATTAACGTCTGTATTGCTCAACACAAAGAACAAATCGGAATCAGCAATGTTTCTTGCTAGGATGATGTTTGAGCTCGGTGCCGCAGCGACTAAGACTGGTTTGTGGGCGGGTAAAGACGACATGAAAATAGCGCTGATGAACGACGGCAGATACGATTTGCTGAGGAGGTCGCCAGTGTTTATGCGGGACTACGAGAAAGGACAGATCAACCCATACAACGGATCGATATCTGCTAGGGAAAGCGTGGCCTCACAGTTTGTCGGCAAGGTAGCGGAGTTCTCGCTGAAGAACCTCAAGGGCACCGATAAGCTTGCCGCATTGGCTTCGTGGTTCACATTTTATGGCGACTACCTCATAACAACAGGAAGGGTGTCGTCGTTCTCGGAGATCAACTGGATGGAAGAGTCGCGCAATCCAGACATGGATGCCGTGTCGTATGCCGACCAAATAGTAAGCAAAGACCAAGCAGCATCTACGCCAAGGGAAGCCGTTGATTTGTATACTGGAGGAGCAAAGGGCGTGATGTCCACAATTGCGTCTGTGTTATCAGCCGTGGTGTGGCCGTATTCGAGGTTCGCCCTCAACAAGAAAAGGAGTATTTCGTATTCTGCGATGAAGCTCGTCAAAGGAGACGCAGCCGCTAAAAAGGAAGCAGCGTTCGAATTCGTCGGCAACGCTATAGAAGCCACGACGTTTGCAGCTGTTTCGTACATGCTGATACCCGTTGTTGTTGACGTCATGAGATCTGCGCTTGGATTCGATGACGAAGAAGAGGATCCTAGAAAAGACTTGGAATTCAACCGCATGAAATGGTCTGTGATCAAGGGCGCTATACTAGACTCTCAGCCGGTGCCATTGTTTATCGCAGGAGAAGACCTCGTTACCGAATCCATAAACAAGGCAATCTACTACTCGATGTATGCCGATGACTGGAGCTCTCAGCGAAGAGAAGGAGACATCAAGGAAGGATTCGAAAGATGGAAGTCCGCAGGCAATGGCCTGCCTGTGTTTAAGTCCAAAGAAGAAGCGGGCACTTTGCACTGGGGTCTTAAAATGGCAGGGCCGCAGGGAGTGTATATCAGCGACATAATAAACACGACGTCCAATCTGATGCGTGACGGCGAGACCGTGGTGACAACATCTGGCAAAGAGTACTACATCAGGCCCGAGGACAGAGAACAAATGAAATCCATGTTCCTACTGAAGTCGCTGATGAACATCGCAGCAGCAGGCGGTTTGTCAATTAAGGAGATCGAGTACTTCGTTAAAAAAATGGACGATCAACCCAGAGACAGAAGACTCAATAGCGAAGAAGAATACTTGGCTTACATAGCAATGACAGAGGCTTTCGTAGAGGAGCAGTTAATGAGTCCCAACGACCCAGCAGCAATAGCGATAAAAGAATACGGACTAGAAGGTGCTGTTAACAGATTCGAAGCCATACACGAACACCTGACGGGTGTGGATCCGTCAAAGGCAGGGCAGATGAAATCCAAGTTCACGAAGATCAGGAAATCAGTGATCGCCGAAGAAGAACTGAAGAAGCAGTTCCCTGACGACTACAGGAAGTACATCGCTGAAATCAGAGCGGTATACGACGGCTTCGATAAAAGTGCAGACAGCAGATCCTATGCATATCTTAACTTTGCGGAACAGCTGCCGCCCACTGACAAGCAGCTATTCTTAGACATGGCCGGTATGTATGTTTACATGAGGTCAGAACAAGGGTCAGAGAATCTACAATGGTATATGGAGGACATCAGAAATGAAAGACAGAAAGAAGCCGATGCTGAATAACATCAGAGACAGCTATAACGCCGTCACAGAGAGCCGCAAATTAGTCATGGCATATGCATCTATAACGGCGGCTACGATCGTGGCTTTTGTCTATGTCAAAATGATTCCAGACATCGAGGACTTTCTGTCTTACATGCCGGAGCCAAGCGACGTAGACCCCGGGGTAGTGGTGTCGGTATACAATAAGCACGTAGACGCAATTGATTCCGTGATGGTCAATCTGTTTCTATTGGCTGGTGGAATAATAGCGGCGTACATGAGCGTGAATGTGTGGCAGAAATTCACTCCGGGCCACGGCGAAGGTAATCACTTCCACTTCAGGAGGGCCAATATCAAAGAAGACGACACCGATCCAGAACAAATACCCGACGAAGTATGAGGGCAATAAATAAAATCGTAATACACTGCTCGGCATCGCGGACATCAGCAACCGCTGACGACATTATCTCGTATCACCTGACGCCGAAAGCCAACCGCAAGACAGGAGCCAAGGCCCCGTATATCAAAGGTGTGCAGGGTGGGCTGGGGTGGAACACCGGTGGATACCACTACGTCATCGAATCCAATGGCAACGTGGTTAACACCTATCCGCCAGACGTAGTTACAAACGGAGTCAAAGGCCACAATAAAAACAGTCTCCACATCTGCTTAATCGGTGGCAGGGCTGGAGTCAGCGATTTCAGTGCTAATCAGTTTGAAGCCCTTGAAGACTTGCTGTACTCGCTGACCGAGTCGCTTGGATCAGTGGTTGTGCTAGGCCACAGGGATCTTTCTCCGGATCTCGATGTCGACGGCATCGTTGAGCCGCATGAATGGCTGAAGCTGTGTCCGGCGTTTGATGTTGCTCAGTGGCTGAGGAAAATAAAATTCAGAGCATGACATCGATGAAAGACACGGTAATAAAGATCGGAATAGCTGTCGTTGTTTTTGTCGTTGTTGCGGACATCATTACATCACTGTCTGTGAATCCGACTAGAAGATTGCGGAAGCTAAACGAAGCCACGACGAAACTCAAACAAGAGCTCCACCAGAACCAGCTTAAGTCCGTAGAACTACGCCATCAAATAGACAGCCTAAACTGGGAGTTACGGCAGTCGCAAGACATTATAGACAGTCTAGACAAAGAGATACAGACATCAAGACAAGAAACAAATGAAGAATATAAAGGCATTCGTTATTGGAGCGACGCTAAGCGTGATAGCTTCTGGAGAGCCGAGAGCTCAAGGTGAGCCGCTTCGCATAGTTGTTAACGGAGACACCGGGGTGTTTTGGACTCGAGACAAAGAAGCAGTCCTCATCGCCAAAGGCATACACAGGATTCAGTTGCAGCACGAGAACGCAATTCTCAGACAGCAATTGGACGTCTATAAATCAATGTCTCAGAACTGCGAAGAAAAGTCCTCTAAATACGAGGACTTGATAAACAACGAAAGACAGCAAAGCGTAATGCTTCAGGAACGGAACTCAAAACTAGAGGAAGAACTGAGGTCAACGTATACTCACATCAGCAGGAGTAGAAACACTTCAAATAGGATGAAGGCGGTGGCGTTTATTGTTGGTGTAGCCTTGGGGGTAGTGGCTACTAGGTAACGAATAACCCTGACGAAAGCGGGGTTAGCCACTAGTTATAGAACATTGCCCGAAGTGGGCGGTGCTTTATAACATTCTTCGTCTGTCTGAGTAGTCATTACGCCACAATATTTACATTCATGTTCGGGCAACGATTCTATAACAGCACCTAAACTAAATTTTTTAACCTCGCTTAGTATTATATCCAAAGCCTCTGTTAGCTTTTTAGGTTCGTGAATCATATCTTCTCTTTTACCAAGTCTCCATTTCTGATGGTACTCAAGTATTTCAATTGCTGTTTGTAATTCCATTTTGTTGTTATTAATCATTTAAAAAACTATCGTTTAGCTGCGGCACGTTATACAACATTTTTAACAACACCCTCCAATCTATCCAAAACACCTAACTGCCCTTGTATTGAATTTAGGTTGTGAAAAGAATAATCACCCTTTTTAGTTAGATAATACTTTCTTCTCACTTCTAATTGTTCTCGTTCAGTTTGAATAAAACGTTGTATAACATCAGATATACGCAATTCTTTTTCTGCGTTTTCCGAACTTTTGTCTGTATTATTTAAGTTTTCCATATTTATTTAATTTTGTGTTAGAACTGCGTATATCTGCAAACCGTTATACCACATTTGACCAATCATCACTATCTTTCATCAGTTCAATCTGTCCGTTTCCTTGTTCTATTATTTTATTTAGAACGCCTAAACCATAAGATGTTGCTGTTCCATATCCTTTTTTATGACACTTATAACAACTACCACTAAATCCAATAAAATAATAGTAATCATCGTCTTGTTCAATTTTTTCTATTCCAGAGTTCAACTTCCATCTATTACCATCTAAATAACCACCAGACCAAGTTCCAAAGACTTTATAGTAGTTATTTGGTAGTTTTAATATTACCCATCTTTCGAGTGTTTCACTTATATTTCTTTCCATAATTTTTTGTTTTAAAACAAAGTTTGCTATCAACAGTTGTGGCAAACTCGTATCTGTGTATGGCCATGTATTTAGCCTTGGTTCTAGCAGGATCTCCAAGCACTACCTCTGATGGAGTATTGCGTTTCCACTCTTCGAAATCAGCCTCTATCTTAGCGACGCGGTCTTGCTGCTTTTTAAAGTCTCTAATAACCTGTTCTTCAGATAAGATTCTTAAAACCTTGTAGACCTTCTCCATCCTAGCATATTCGTTGCGTTCTTTTGTTGACGCTTGCCTATTGCCGCGGGCAGATATCATCGCCTCCATGGCTTGCTGTACTCGTTGTATTGCGGTCATGCGGTTACTGTTTTAATTATAGGGTTGAGGGTTGTTTCTGTCTTTCTTCAGTAGCCCACCTCTCGTACTGTGCGGCCTTAGCTAGGTCTACTTCAGCCAGCTGTCCATGCTTTCTACCGGCTCTCATCCTGTACTTGAATGCCGTCATCTCGCAGTGCATGATGAACGCTTCAGACCCCCATATGCGTCTCATCATCTCGATAACCTCCACACTAAAGGTTTTGTAGTGCTGAGGATCAACTGCTGCGCCAACCTCGTCTTGACTTTTTTCTTTCATGGCCATTGTAGTGTGTTTATTTCTTGTTGTATTTCTGTAGGTCTGATATGCTAATCGAATAGCAATCCTGTAGCACCACGAAGTTATTTCCCCCCTCGATGTCGCCCTTTCTGAATAGCGTGGCGTTTTCGAAGAAGTCCTGAGAACTTATACGTCCCAGCACCCAAGCTCTTCGCATGTCGTTCTTAACCCTGACAAAAATGTATTCATCGCAGTCCTGATGCAGGCTCGTGGTCGCAATGCTACACATGTACTCGGGTTTTGGTTTGACCGATGTCCTCTTGGTCTTGACATCGATACGCTTACCGTCAAGTAGGATGTCGTAGTCCTTCGTCGGAAGCCTTAAGCCACCGTAGTACTCGACAGCAATTAACTCCCCTATGAAGCCAGCGATATTGCCCTGCCCAGAGGTTATGCTGTTGTGTATCTGCCCCATCTCAATAGCCAGCTCGGTTGCCGCCATGACGATGTCCTTACTGATCTCTACCTCAGTCATTAGCATCTTGTTTAGCGGCCTCCATAATGCCCCATAATTCTGCGTTCATTGAAGCCCGAAAGCCGTCAAGAACCCTGCCTACTGCCACGCCGTTTGTGATTGGTGCGCCAGTGGAGTCGTGTAGACTCTCGTATAGCTCCGTCACGAGGTCGTGCATGCACTGCGTAGTGCTACTGTACTGTTGTCCCGCTCTACTCATTACTCCGTATTCGTTGTTGAATTATTCGTATACAGGCATCAACCTGCTTGTTGTTCTTGGGAAGAAACACCATGTAGTCCTCTCTGCCGTTATCAACCAGCCATCTCAGGAACAGTTTCCATCGAAGATGGAAGGTGTGTTGACTCGGGACATAACCCTTTGTTTCGATATAAAACCTGTGCGTATGGCTAACGAAGTCAGGCTTATAGGTTATTGCCAACACTCTCTTCCCTGTGCTGTCCGCAAGCTCGGTCTTGCCTTTGGTAGATTTCAGATAGGTTCCATTGAAGCCAAAAGCAGGGCAGAGTTCGATGACCTCGGATTCGTAGCCGAACGCAATGCCAGCACGCCTGAGAGCGTCGTGGCAGTACGCCTCTAACCCAGAGGCCATCGACTGGCCGCCTCGCCTTATAGTGGTCTTCCTCGAGGGAATCTTGTTGCGGTTTCGCATGCCGCTAATCTACGCAACCCTAGAACAGGCTGCTCTGTTGAGTTTTCAACAGATGGTCTATACTAGGGAACAACATGGGCTCCAGCCCTATCATTCTGAACCCAGACTCTTGCTGATTCATTTGGAACAACAGCGGCAAGGACAGCGGCGTGGGCTTACCGCCAGTCTCTTTGTTCCTGACCTTCCTAACGTGGACTTCGGTTGTCATTCTGACGTCATGGTCTTGGTGTTGGATCTTACGGTGAAGCGTAAGGAAACAGTCGCTTCGGTTCACCCACTTGCCACCGTGCTCTGTGTCTTCTGCGTACGGGGCTTCAGGATAGCCGTCGCTGTCCTTTTTGCGCTGACTATCGGTGTAGCTGTGGGCGTTGACCCACACTGCGACATCGAGACGAGTCGTTGTCGTCAGGAATTGTGATGCGGCCTCGTAATGGTACTCGTGTGTGCCGACCCCCCTGTGACTACTGAGATCCACCGTCAAGGAATTATATGGGTCTATAAGCAAGCCGTCTATGTGCTGCTGCCTGAGGATCTTCTCGGTGAATATCAACAGGTCGTAATAGCTGTAGATCGACTTGTTGTCGATAACAACGAAGTGATCCTCTACCCACTTCCATCCGAATTTCATTTCCTGATGACTGAGGTTTTTCGCAGGGCGGTTGAATGCGTATTGAAGTAGTCGCATCTTTATTGCTGCGGTCTTGTTCTCAGCGCTGTACAACACCCATCGCCAACCGTGGTTCACTGAAGCCGCCACCATCAGCCATAGCATGAACGTGGTCTTGCCGATGTTGCTGTGCCCGTTCACCATGACAAACTCGCGCTTAAACCTAAAGTACTGATCAAACTGCTGATTACCCGTGGATAGCCCCGGCTGGATGCGGTCTTCGATGAGATCCTGAAACCATTGCCAGTCCTCGTCGCCGCTTGAGATAAATGACATGTCGCCATCCATGATAAGCATCTCTCTGCGGATCCGTTCCTCGTCGGCCACGATCTCGGATATCGGCATGGTTTTACCTTTTTCAATGCCGTCCCGTATGGTGTCCTTTGCCTTGTTTAGGTCGTCTGGCTCCCGGGCAGCGATTTCCTGAGTCAGTATTCGAAACGCTTCGCTCTCCTCAACCTTCCTTGCGGCCACGTATCCACCAATGAGCACAGCAGCCCTGACGAGCGTGTTGTGTTTTTCACCCTTCCCCGCCCTTCTGATCATGTTGGCAGCGATCTGAAGCTTGCTGTAGTCTGTTCTGACCTCGATGTCTTTGGTGGATTGTTGAACCTCTCCGATCATAGCGCCATAGACATCACTGTCTTTGACTACTATGTCTGGGTCGTAAGACTCGAAACAAGCCCGCGATTCATTGATTCCGGTTTCATCTACGATCAGCCCATAGGTGTCCGAGAAGTACTTTACAAGGCTTCGGAAATGATCTCTGTGACGTTCGGGGTTACTTATTTCTACCAACGCCTTAATGCCGTCGCCACTAGGAGACAGCCAACAGGCATAAACAAAGTTATCGGTACCGAGAACACGTTTTACTTCCGTTGTGTTTACGTGATCGAAATCCAATACAACAAGGCCCGAGTGTCTACGGTTATCGTTGTCCTCTCGCTTCTCAAAATAACCGCTCCACAATACGATCGGCAACGCTAACTTCTTGGGCTTGTCCCCACCCCTGACCTCCATCACCCTGATGCTGTTCTTGCCGTCCCTTATCCTGTTCAACGCATCCGACACCTTCACATAAAATGGACTCAGCTTCTCGTATACGTTCTTGTACATTGTTACCACTCTTTCCTCTCTTGGCTTTCTCATAATCCTCTCTTAGTTGTTTTACTTGGTTGAATAATTTCTCTATTTTTTGAAACGCTGAATCGATGTTAGACTCGTGAAGCGACGAAATATAATCTTCGTGAAGGCCCATGTGCGATCCAACTACGTCAACAGCTAATATAAACAAGCTCTTGTAATTTTTGCTGAACCGCATGTTTATGTCATGCTTGTGCCTGATGTGAACCACTGAGCTGTGGTCTTTTGCGAATGCCCCGCCCACCTCGCCAAGCGTGAAATACGGAGTGAGGGCGAACATGATTGCGTCCCTGATCTCAACAAACTCTCGCTTTCTAGCCCGGTTAGAATAGGTTATGTCGAACTGCGCCTCGACCTTGTTGATATACGGTTGAATCCTCTGAAAATAGGACTCAACTATTGCCTGCATTATTATTGGTGTCGTCTTTGTCATTGCTTTTATTGTTGTGTTTATTATTGTATTCCAGCACCGCATCGGCAACCTCCCTGCGAACCAAGTCAACATAGGCGCTCATAGCTGAGTCCATGGACTCGAACACGGCATCCATGAGTTCGTCTAGTTTGTGTTGCCGACGATCGAGTGTCGGAGCGAGCTCCTGCTGCCATTGGCTTAGGGTTTTTATTTTGTTCTCCATACCGTTATTATTTTCCCATTGGTTCTTGTGGCAAAGTTTCCAGCTCCGAGCTGATAGTTGGCACAACCCCTAATAGACATAGCGACTCTGTTGAAGTACTGTCTTGATCCAGTGATCAAGAACGACGCTGCCTCGCCTTTCTTCAGGCTATCAAACCTGTACTTCCTTGGTCTTCCTGCGTTGCTACTGCCCCACTTAGCGGGAATGGGGCGACCGCATTCAATGACTGCTGTTATCATTTTACTTGATGTTTAAGATTGTTTCAATAAGTGTTTTCCAAAACGGAGGCTTAGGCTTTCCGTTGGCTACAGCCTTCAGTCTTTTGTTCTCGACAACGGTAGCCACTATGCCACCGCATACAATAGCGCCGGCGATGGCATAAGACCAAGGCGGTGCGACTTCGTCGGTAACGGATCCATGTGCGATAAGCACTAGAACCACAATCAACAAGAATAGATGGAGTTTCGGCATGGGTCAGATGGGGTTAGTGTGGATTATCATCGCAATAGCGGTTACGATCAACAGGTATCCGACAACGAACCACAGCCTCTTAAGTCCGTTTTCCCTAAGCCAGTTGTCGATAGCCGCAGTGGATCCGATGTGCATTAACGGCTTTCCTAGCAGTAAATTAAGAACAACGGGGAATAACGACATTCGAAGACCAACCGAAAACATGGACAGCCAAGGATTGACCATGGCAATCACAACCCAAGCACACACCCACATTGCCGCAAAGCATCCGTGCCAAATCCGGGATCTTTGTCGCTGTATGTAGTTCATCGGGATGCCAAACATGGAAGAGATAAGTGCGGCGTGAGCCACGGCTTCAAACACGGTTGCGGATGTAAGCAGTACAACTGACAACCATACAAATAGTTCGCTCATTTCATTTTTGTTTTTATGGGGTTATAAGTGCTGGCTGCGGGGTGTTTCGGTATTCACGGATGAAGTCGTCGGTTGATTCTATCGCCGCCGACGCACTTGATTCTGGATAATTCACATACATGGCCCGTGCCAACTCCCACCGCCTTTGTTCCCAATCTATCGGGGCGGCTTCGAAAACAGGGCGAACTGTGTTTGGCTGCTCGACGGGCGTGGCGTATTCGCCATTATGTGTTTTAAGCCAATCGTAATATCCATCCTTTGTTTCCTTTGAAGAAATCTCGTCTTCATCCGATTCAAATTCAGACCAGTCGTTAAATATAAATTTCACGCTTGGATTGTAGGCACAATGCAGAAGCACCCCCGGCTTGATTCCCCGCGATTCGAGGTCGCGGATTTCTGTTTCTGTAAGATTTCTCATTGGATTTGGTTTGTTTTATTTCGGTGTTAATTTGACCTCGACGTTGGGATCAGTGGTTCCCCAGTATACGTTCGATTTGCCATGACTACTTATGAACTCTATCTTGGAAATCCTTAGCCTTGGATCGGCTAACGCCGTCTTTATCTTAGCTGCTGTTTTATAGGCTTCGGCCACTAGATAGTTTCTCAGGTAGTCGTTACGCATGATGAGATCAGGGTTGTTGCCGACAATCATTACATCCTTTGCCTTGCGCTCCGCTTTAGAGTCTCGGAACCAAACATTAGCGCGGTATATGGTCTCCATTGAATTCGCTTATAAATACAACGCCCACACGGCCCGGATACTGGATGCGGAAGGCATAGTCTCCGAACTCCGTGCCGACAACACTAACAACAACTGGATATCCCTCGCTGTCTTCCCCTAGCCACGCAGGATAGCTGAGATCTGAGATCTTAACCACTAGCCGAATCACTTGAGGCGTCTTACACCTGATCTCGAGATGTGTTTCAGTCAGGATTATTGGAGTAACTCCGACGCTAGTGCCTGTAATAGACTTGACCTCACCGGACTTTCGAAAGTCCACGATCTGCATCGCGTATCCAGTGAAGCTTTGGCCCAAGGCCGGGATACTCAGTAAGAGGACAGCAAATAATGAAATTGTTTTCATGTGCTTTGTTTTAAATAGTTTATCTTTGCGCTTCACAAACAACATGTTATGAAGACTTATTCCTGTTTTATCGCCGGCAACGGCAGCCAAGCCGTGGACTTCTACGTTCAGGCCGAGAAACTCAAGGCCGGAGAACTGGTCAAGTGGAACGGTCAGCTGTATTCAGTGACCTCCGCATGGATTGATGCGGGTCAGAACAACTCCACCGGCGGCGCCAACGTGATTGCCGCTCCGTCTGGAAACTAATCCAGCTCACGGCTTAAGAGAACAGGGGCGCAAGCCCCTTTCTTATTTCAAAGAACTGCAACAGATATAGTGTTGTTATTAACAGTTGTCAAGTTTTTTTTTAGTAGGCATCCCCCATTCCTTTGCAACTCTCCGTCAACCTAATGCCTTCAATTGTTGGGCATGCCCCGATAACAAAGAACGGAACATCTACACGTTGCTCGTAGTGGGCTTTAGCCAGAAAGAATCCACCGGCGATAAGAGAGATTCCAATAACCTTAAAGCTTCTTCCATGGCCAACTCTTATGTGGCAAGGAACGCGCTCTTCGTGTTGCGGGATAACTCTTTCTGGGTGGCTGTTGTACTGTGCGAACACAGCAACTACGGTCATCATAACCGCGGTCATTATTGTCTTCATCATTTATCGTACGTTTATTTATGGCGTTGTTCAGCGACTTAATCAAGCTTATCCGCAGCCTGTGCGGATAGGTGAAGCTTTTATCGGGTTAGCCATTAGTTACTTTATACACCTCCCAATCACATCGTAATTGAGTCGTCGCCATTCGTTACGAAGATACATTTCCTTAATGAACAATCCAAGCGGGTGGTGGTTGTAATACTCGACACGCAGACACCCCTCAAGCTGCGATTGACAAGGCACACATCCGAGGTTGCCGATCAGCATGTAATAGGTACCGGCAGGCAGGGCCAACGTCAGGTAGTAATCACTCGCCAATGCGCCGCCCAGCCAATACCCCGCGCCGATCATCGACGGGCAGTTGGCGTTGGAAAACATAATCTCGTCGCCACATTCCGTTACGACCATCGCCGATACAAATACCTCTGGGCCGTTGGGGTTGGGAGAATAGTTTATATCCGAGGTGATGCCAAACGACACCGGCCATCCGTCCTCGTACACCGTGAACTCCAGCCATGCCGAGCCGCCGTAGTACCAGCAGTTTACGCCGTAAAATACATCGGTTGTGCTGTACGACATCGGCGCCTCCCAGCAATCCTCCCACACCCCCGCCGCTTCCAAGTCGTACGGCGTGGCGCAGTCCTGAGCCGATGCCGTCAGGGTTAGCAGCGATATGACTGCGGATAGGGAGGGTGTTTTCATCTTTAGCGATTAGTTATGCGTAATTTTCAAACCACTCCTCGAATGATTCAAATTTAGCACACCTTGTTGT